TTTCAATCGCTTTGGTGTTTAATTAGGAGCTTAAGGAGAATCGCATGAACAAAATTTACTTACCAGCTAGCAAAATGAACGATCCGGATGGCTTGGAAACCATCATTAAGGAATCTTGGGAACTCAAAGTTCGTTTAAATCAATTAAGTTTGGACGAACGAAAAATTATCGTACTATCCGGAGATCACGGGGTCGGTAAAGATGTTTGGGCTAAATTAATGAAGACTAAAAACCCGGAAATCGAAATCATCCGCTTCGCGGATCCTCTTCGAGAAGCTTTTGATGAGGCGGGTATTCCAGGTCATATGATTGATTCGCTAAAGCGAACCGGCTATAAGTTTCCAAGTTGCGTAGTACAAGGTTATCAATTAGATGGTATGACTATGCGTGAAGCGCTAGTGCATGTAGCGGAATCCAACAAAGTTAAATTTGGTCAAGATTATTACGCTAAACAAGCTATTGAACGAGCTCAAAAAGCTTTAGAATATTCAAAGCTTATTGTGTTTACCGATATGAGATTCCTGGTAGAAAACAAAGCTGTACAAGACTTCGCGAAAGCGAACAATTTGTATGTTGAGAGAATCAACATTCCGGAAGGTTTGCCAAAAATTGAAGTATTAGCGGGTTAGTGAGAGTTTAGATATATCAAACACAATTAAAAGGAACATTATATGGAAAATAAAGTATTAGATTTACTAAAACAAGCAGAGCGTAAAGTAGAATTATTAGAGGAATTACGCAAAGCTCTTTACAATAACGATAAAGCGTAGATTTGCAAGAAATCGAAGTTTCAATTCTATTATAAATACTCATAATACAATTATCTTAATTTGCAAATTAAAGGATAACCACAATGGGTAAAATTTTAGAGTTAAAGCAAGCTCTCGGACCAGGAGCTCGCGCAAACAAATATCGCGTACACTTCAATATTCCGAATGCTGTGCCGAAAACGGCAGACATTCAAACTTTTGATACTTTGGCTATTGCTTCTAGCTTTCCAAGCAAGTCTATCGGGATGATCGAGACTTTTAACCAAGGTCGTAAGTTGGTGCTGCCGGGAGATACAGCTTTTCCGAATACCTGGGTTGTAGAGCTGTATAACACGGAAGAGCATAATATCCGTAGGGCGTTACTCGAATGGATGCGTTCAATCGATCATTTTAGCGATAACATGCACTCTGGTATGCCTATTGAGGTCATGACAAACATGGCCGTAAGCCAATTAGATTCGGCCATGAACGAAACCGTGCGTTATACGTTCCACGGCGTCTTCCCTCAAGATATTGCAGAAATATCGCTAGGCGATGATCAGCAAGATACCATTACTCGTACGACAGTGACGTTCGCGTACACGGATTGGGTAGTAGGCGATGCGGACTTA